TCATCAGCGATCATAGTTTCGCCTCCTGTAGTATGCTTTTTATCCATTCAGTATCTGCCACATAATCTTGGAATTTCCTTTGCCAATAGTCTGGATCTATCCAAGGCAGGATTATTCCCACCTGTTCTTCATTTAGTTGATCAAGGAAATCAACACCGCTGGTACAGTTATAGACAATCCAAGGACTAATCCTGCCATTAGCGATATGATGGCAAATGCGATTAGCATTGCCAAACCTAAAGTAATCACTAAATCCGTTTTTAAACTCTCCCAATTCATCCGCATAATCCTGCATCTCCTTTAGAGCACGTTCAAGCGCATCTTGAACTGCTTCCTTACGCATATACGTTTTAAGATATTCTAAATACACTCGCTCATGTGTCCAATGATCTAATTTTTTATTTTCTTTTATGACCCAATCGATGAACATCTTAGGGTTGACCGCACGTATAGCTACCATGTGTCGACCAAATTTTACGAACGCACGATAGTAAGGACTAGCTACAAAATCCACATAGCTTTTCATCTTTGCTGAACCCTGTGTGAGTTCATAGAAGCGTAGATATGCTTGGAGTCCAAACTGCACGCCAGTTTCTTTTTCCTGTTGCCAGCGACGTTTTTCTTCGCAGAGATGTGCCGCAAGTGTTGACTCCTTGCGGAACTCTTTGGAGCAATACTTACATTTATAGCTCGGCTTTAATTGATTTGTCATCAAATCCGAGGTTTCGTGCCATGTCTGCAATATCTCGTTTATCATTGATCTTCGCTAGTAGGTCTATTTCGTCTGATTTTAAATTAGGATATAACTTAGCCAAGAACTTTTGGCTTTTGTTATCGCCTTCTTTTTTCTTTGTCTTTAACCAATAGTGAAATTGATTACCCATGCCTGGACTCACTGATGTGCAGGCTAACCACTGTAGTTTAGGATGGCGGTTAATATCAAAAAAGTGTTTGTTCACACGTTCATTTGTGGCCATTAGATAGTAAGCCTGCATGTCACCACTGCCACTTACATTAGCACCATATTTCAACATGAGATATGTGCTGAACTGTTTACGTTGTTCGTCAGTAAATTTATCATAGTAGGCGCGATCCTTGCGATCAAATGCCGCCATCTCATTGCCGATATATAATGGATCTGGATTACTCACTTCTTGCTCCACCCCTTGCTGAGGTATGTTAGTATACGATCAACACTAGACTGCATACTATTATATTTGTTCTGTAGATTTTCAATTTGATCTTGCTGACGTTCTACTAAACGCAATAATCTGTCTACTGCGGCAGTTTGCTCTCGCAATTTCTTATCTTGGCTTAGTAAGTTTGGACGCGGTGGAGCATTTGGATCTACTGCCCGTTTCTTTTTCTGTTTAAATTGTTGTGGATTAAATGCCATCTTTTGATTCCTCTGAGAGCTTATATATAATTATACATTTTTCTACTGCGTCTGTCAAGGCTAGATTTCGATTGCGATTTTTGTATATATCCGTCCACATGCGTTGTTCTACCAATTCTCGAGCTTCCCAGCTTTGCCCAATCAAAATCCGTTCACTAACAGGAGCACCTGCCTCGCGAGCATAGGTAGTCAACCCACCGTCTGGACTTTCATATATGTATGTTGCGCCAGGTTTTAGATTACCCATTACCAGTGCCTTATAATTCCTGCTATTATGAATAGATTTGTTATGATATATAATGCCACTATAGCTGTTCTGATGGATGCAATTACATCTGCTTCCTTATCTGTAATACCTTCTTTTTGTCCTAGAGCTTTGGCCCAAAGTCTCCACATGCTCAATCCTTTCTTTACCATATCTTACCGTAGTCCACCACTTCACTTTGCCTGCTGATATCTTTGACGAAATAAGCACACAGTGGGTGCTCACCGTCGGTGATAGGCACTGCCAACATCTGTCCTGGACGCAGTTTTGGAAAATACCATTTGACATCTTGATAGATATCTACTATTTCAATCGGGTGGAACTCTGGTTTAAAACTATCTAATGGATTAAAACAGAACACGCTGAATCCGCGATCGTTGATTGATGTCAGTGGTATGACTTCTAAGTCGCCAAAATCTGGCTCACCAATAAGTATCTGCCAGTCCACAGGCATCTTGACCAAATGATTTCCAATACGCAATACCAACGCTGGACTGTTAAACGATTCCAAGAAGATCAGTGGTATAAAGAAGTAGTCGGGATTCTTTGGATCGCTGTTGTCCAATATAGCGAAACGTAGATCTTCGACTTCATCTGGAATCTCATTCATCTCATACGCGGTGTTTTCTAAGGTTAATATATACATATCTTATTGCCAATCGGTCTTTTCAACGACGAATGGGTAGTTAGCCTCCTTGTAAAATTGTTTTCTTTTAGTTAAGTGCCGTTTGGCAAATTTGCAGGTACTTGTTATGTCCCAGATCTGGACGAAATCTTTGTCCTCAGCTTTGCGAATACCGCGGCCAATTGACTGGATAACTCGAACAAAGCTCTTACCAGGCTCAACAAGCACAAGGTTAAAAATACGAGGAATATTGATGCCAACAGCGGCAACACCATAAGTGGCAACAATAACTTTGTCATCCATCGTCGCAACATCGTCATATTGTTCTTTCCTATCATCTGCTTTAGTTCCTCCCGAAACAAATACTGCATCTTTAATTTTTTCTATTAATGCTCTACCTGGAGCAATGCGATCAACTAATACCAGTGTATTACCTGATTTACGAATAGTTTCTACTAACTTAGCGATATAGTCTAGCCGACCTTCTGTTTCTAATAGATATCGTAACTCACTTTGATAATCTCGATATTCCACATGATCAACTAGCTGTAGGACATTTACATGGCAGTTGGCTAATACGCCCTGCTCTTGTAATTCACTGGCACTTAATCGGCCAATAACGTCTCCAATTGAACACTTTAGGCTGACAAATTCGTAATCTTCTTTAGGGATCGTGCCGGTTAGGCCCCAGCGGATAGGTATATGTGCCATTACCCCAGTCAGTAATGTTTTAAGCGCATCTGCTTTGGCCATATGCACTTCGTCAACCATAACACAGACCACATCCTGTAGGAACTCACCGATAGTGATGTCCACTTCATGATTGCGTGATCCTTTAAGCAAGATGTTTAGACTCTGCCAAGTGCAGATAGTATGTGTGCGTCCAAACTCTTTACGGTCGCCAAAGTATACTCCGACATCCAATCCCATGTTTATATAGTCTGCTTCTGTTTGCGTTACCAATGATTTGTTTGGAACGATGACTATCGTTCTACCATGTGGTTCACAGCAATAACTCAATGCGGCTGTAATTAATGTCTTACCTGCACCTGTCGCTACTTCCTGTAGGCATTGGGGATTAGCTAAAAACTTGTTGATTATTTCAACTTGATAATCACGTAGGACTATTGGTTCGCCTGCCATTGGATGGCGAGCTGGCCAATTGATATGTTTGAATGTCGCTTCTGTTACCTCATCAAACTCATACTGTGTTTTATAGTCACGTAGATCTTCTAACTCTAAACTATAACCCTGTTGATCTAAATAGGGAATGATCTCTGGTAATAGGTTAACATAAGTGCTGCCACCTAATTGGAAGAATGCTACCTTACCATCCCAACGACCTAAACGGACAGCTGGTAAGTAGCGGGCGCCAGGTATCTCATACTTGAACTTGTTTGAAAGTTCTTTGCGTTCATGTAAGTCTAAGCCTTCTATCTTTACATTAACTTCATCTTTAATTATCAGTCTAGCCAATGCCATTTATTTTCCTAATATTTGCAAATACCAATTTATATTGTGGATTGAGATAATCTCTATTTTTAGTATTTGAAAGTTTATTAATTATAGCATGGTTCGCTATACGTATCAACCCCGATTGTAGATTATCAACTGCTTTACATTTAATTTGAATTTCTGTTGATTCAGTCTGTAGAGAAACTTCTTCGCCATCACCGATTGATAGAGATCGTAAATCATCGGTATTTACTTCTATCAAGGGTCTATTGATATTTGGTATCATACAGTTCATGCTGTCTTTTTGTCTATATCCGCACTGCAAAACAAATTTGTAATCAGTGTCTGTTAATTTCGAGTTTAGTGCTTGTAATGATCTTAACAAAAATTTTCCGGTTAGATCGATTGGCCCACGATCAACATTGATCGGAAAATTTACCTGTCCCCATCCTTTAGTATCTATATCATATACCGCTGTATCTGCTAGTTCTCCTGCTGTTTCAATTGAATTTGTTTCGCTGGCTACTGTAAATATTTTCCACCAGATCAAAGAAACTATAGGATTCTTGTAACGGATACCAACGGTCCTATATAAAACGTAGTAGACTACAGGTTCTTTATTTTTAAATTTATCCAATAAAATCTCAAAAAATTGCAGTCTATGACTATGATATTTTGCTATTAGTTCTTTTATATTTTCTTCATCGATTAAATCTAAGCGACCAAGTAAGGTTTCATATACGCTTTCGGCTGTTGGATTATTCGATACTATAACAGGCTCCGATAATCGAGCTAAATTATTAGTAACCGCAGATATTTCATAGCTTTCTAAAAATGTAGGAGTTGGCAATATATAATCTGCTGTTTGGGTGCTGATAGTATTAAAACTGTCTAGTGCTATTACTAAATCAATTTTTTCCAATTGGGATATAAGTTTATCGCTGTTAGGAAATCTTCCGATGGGATTATTGTTATCGATAAACACGCATTCAAAATGCCTATCTTCATCTATATATAGATTATCCACGATAAAGGATGATGGGGTGACTCCCGCGACTTGTTTTTGATATCCCCAGGGCACTTTAGTTTCGGTATAATAATGATCACTAATTATACCTTGACTAATGCAGCCATCAATGGTTATCATCCCTCCGGACTTCTGATAATTACCAGTTAATAAGTATAACAGACAAAACAAATAATTATTTGCAAGGGCGTTTGGAGTATGACAGATACCATTGCCTGACGTAATAGATACTCCTCCATCAGCTGAATGTATCAAATCAGCGATAGTTGACAATTGATCATATGATAAGCCACAGATATCTAAACATTCATCTAAATTTATCTGTGAAAAATATTCCTGTATTTTTTGATAATTTGTAGTTCGCTTGTTAATAAACTCTAGATCAACATAAACCTTATCTATCAATAGTTTTATCAAAGCTATCATAGCCCACGCATCACTGCCTGGATTTATTTTCAAATGCTGATCAGATATCTTGGTGGTGTCAGTGTCGCAAGGGTCGATCACTATTAATTTTCTATCGGGATCATTTTTAATATCTAAAAGAATTTTTCTTGCACGTGGGTAGTGTTGTGTAATCCAAGGATTCTGTCCGATGATTATATGCACCTGCGAGTTTATGCGATCAGGTTCCACATGTGTATGTAGTAGAGTTCTTTCAACTAGTTCAGGGTAAATTTTTTCCATGGAAAAAACATTAGTTACAAATTTTGCCCCTAGTTTTCTCATCAACTCATATTTGTAAACACTTTTATATTCGACTGTTGCTGAAGCCATATATAAGATTCGATCTTTTCGCTTTAGCGTTTTTAATTTGTCTACTATTTCGTCAATAGCTTGTTCCCAGCTGATAGCGATAAACTCTCCATTGATTTTTTTCATCGGAGTGGTAATCTTGTCTTGGCTATGTTGATAACCGATTAACTTTTGTGCTTTTTCACAGATATATCCTTTTGAAACTGGATCATCGAAATCAGAGATTATTTTAACGATTTTATCATCATCAACTGTAATTTTAATGCCGCAGTGAGCTAAACATAGATGACAATATGATTTCTTAATTATCTGTGTCATTTAATAAGTCATGCACTTCGGGATAAAATCTAGTAGAAATAATTAGTCGCATATCTGCATTATTATTTACTGCCCGATGTGGAACAGTAACGTTAACCCAAGCAGGATTTTCAACATTATGCCGACCAATTTCTCGACAATCTTCATCTCTAAAAGATCCTCCTACCTTATAACTAGCGGCATCAACTATCCAACTTGGTAATGGGCCACTTGGATTGGGATCGTTGGCTTCGTAGAAAACAGTATAGCTATCTTTGCAATTAATAATAGGCATATTTAACGCAAAACATCTAACGTTCCAATCAGTATGATCAACATGTATGGGACTATCTTCATATCTTGCTGTTCCTTCTGTGCCTACGAAAGCACTATTAGTCCATCTTTCATACAGTCCTAGATCCTTTAATGCTTGGGTATAACTTGGTGCCTCTGCACGCAAAATATCTTGATTAATTCTGGTAAAAGTAAACCCACGCCCACCAAATGCATTACCATAGTGTTTATTAAATACAGCTAGACATTCTGCTTGAATTGCGTCAAGATTGTTAATGTTTACATGCTTATACAGCCAAGTTGGTCTTGTTTCTACCACTAGTTTTTATCCCTTAGTTTAGAATCTGTCAGATATATAATACGTTCAGCACGCTGTGTCCAACTCATGCGTTTTCCTCCAAACATCATCTCAAACGTAGTGACCATTAAGGGCACAGGAAAATCCCAGGAGGTGGGAATCTTCTGAGCATATACTACTTTAACACCATATGGATCATATTCGCTAGTGCTAGTCTTACCATTTCTATCAAAACGCACAATATCACGTTCCTCAAAGCGACTTAGATCTATATCTATCAGCGTAGGATTGTATATACAGATGGGATATCTATTGGTTATATCAGCATAGTCAAAGATCATATCAAGATTATCCTCGCTGGGTTCTACGTGTATAGCATGTTTGCTGCCAATATGTCTTAATGCCATACTAGGAACACTAATACTTTCGTCTATGGCGTAGCCACATAAGCCAGCATGGTCGATTAACTTGACTAAATTATCTAAACCAAATCCTCCCGCATGCTCTTTTATATAGTCCGTCAAACTATCAGCCGCATTGGTAATGGTATATTCACTACCTTGTTGGACTAGTTTAATCTCAAAAGGTTGCTGTTCACAAGCAAGTATTTGATAGAATATTTCACGCACTGAATTATCGATTTCAAACCCATTAGCATCACCCCAGGTAACTATCCAATTAATATTGTATTCTGTTAGAGCTAGATACCATATCTTGTTATTTCGATCATAATAGGCTCGACCCTGGCTGGACTCTCGAAATGTCTGTAGATCTTTGATCAAGACGTTATCATATGGAAACTTCGCATGGATCTTACCATCAATCATCCAGATACGTTTGGTTCGATCCATCTTGCGTGGTGGTATACGATACTGCGGATCCTCGACTGGCCCAACATCTATGCCCAGTTTGGCGAACTGCCTGCGGTATTTTAGGATCAATTTAACTGCTAGTTCAGCTTGCCTTTCAGTTAATGCTGTGCCAAACATAGTAGCGTTAGCCATGCTGTTGACTATCTGTATGTCATAGCGTGCCAAGCTGATCTTAACCATGTTAGGCATGATCAAGGCAGTGATGCCCACTTCATAGCCTGCGAGATATTCCAAATAGTCTTCGACGTGCGGATAGGTTAACATACTATTATTATACCTTCACTGGAATTGGATTGCAACCTGAAAAAGAAGCCCAGTAAAATTAATTACCGGGCTTTGAGGTCATCGCACTAGGAGCTAGACAGTTTTAAGCGCGATGAAAACTGCTAAAATATTTACATGATCGTCTATACTGATCACGCAGATCTGATATTAGATCTTCCTTAGGATATAGTTAATCCAAGCTAGACCAAAGTTGATACCAGCGGCTATTAAATTGCCTGCTTCTAGTGCGTCAATACCAAAGGCTGTAAACAAGCCTATCAAGAACCAAGTGATTTCTACCTTGTTTATATACGACCACGTTCTAATTTTGTCCCACATACGTTACTCCTTAGATAATAAATTTATCAGCTATATCCACGAACATCCAGCCCACAGCAAAACAACCAATCATTTCTCGGATGTTTGCGGGTAAGAGTGCGTATAATACGGCTAATGCTAAAAATAAACAGATTTTCTTTGTCCATGTTGGATGGAAATACATATTAACCTCCTGCTTTCATACATGTTGTCTTAGCTAAGGCTTCCCACTTTAATGGAAAACTCTTCTTAAGTTGTGCTATCTTGATAGCCATACGCAATGAAACCTCACGTAATTTCGTTTGATTCGCAGTCATGAAATCAATGATTAGATCTTGATCTAACTGATCGAAATCAAAGTCTGCGAACAGTTCGCCAGTGCGAGCGATCTGTTTGATACGCAGGATCTTATCGTGCATGGTATCCAGTGTTAGGTCCAGATAGTGACAGCGTGATTGGATAGCATCCAAGTGATCACGTGTTTTTTGTGACTTCATCTGATCGAACTTCAAGTTCGTGATAAAGATAACCCCACCCTTGAAGTCAAATTGGTCCGGGATACCTTCGTTGCGTAGGCTGTGCGAGTCTGCTAACCAGGAAATCCTACGTTTCTTTCCTGAGTCGAGTGCGCCTTTTAGTAAGTTAAGACATACGTCATCAAGTAAGATGCTGTCACAGTCGTCAAATACCACCACTGAGTTACTATCACTATACTTGTAAAGTGCCTTATACATACCTAATGCGGATGCCGTACCTTTGATCATTTCTGATTTAACTCTACGGCCTGAGATCTGATCGAACAAGTTTGCACGTTCCAATTCATTTTCGATACCAAATGACTTACCTACACCAGGAGGGCCTGCTACGATCATAGCACGGATATCTCCATTCAACACTGCCTTAGTCATATCATTTAGGATATCAAAACGTTCAGCGATCTCTGCCATACGTTGTTCATCTAATGCTGGGTCTGTTGCTTCGATCGTTGATGCTGGTGCGTCTACTAGTTCATAATCTGTAGGCGTCGCTACTGTCACACGGATTTTATCCTTACCAAAACGACCAGTGCCGTCTACTGTGATGTAACCACCTTTACTACCTAATTGGAATTGTTTGATGAGTGGAAACACTTCATCTTTTACTTCTTGATTACGGTAACTACCGTTCTTGATTTTTACGAAACCTTGCATGTCTAGTGCTCCTTTGTAAGTTAGTTTGAATCTTTTGTAGATTTCTTATTTTTATAGTATAATTATAGCACAAAACCCGGCTGTTGTCAACCAGATTTTGTGTCTTGTAAGTCATTGATTTATTGTTTAAATTAGTCAGCTCTACTGCCCATGTAAGCACGGAATCCATGCTTGCTTAGAACTTCTGCATAAGCACGGGCACCAGCTTCTAAGACGTCCATGCTTTGGCCATTATAGTTGCCTGGTTTCCACAAGTTTAGGACCTTGCGTCTCCAGCTGTTTTTAAAGCCAATTTCTTTGAGTAATTTAGCTTCTTTTGAGTTGGTGCGATCCACAAACACGTCTACCCATGCAAACCCGCAGTAGGCCATGTCGCCATGTTTGGTTAAAAAGTCATTTTCCGCTTGGACCGCGGCATTGTAGGCTTCTTGATGGATAGCTTGAATGTTCATTTATTGGCTCCTTAATTAACGTTACAAGTGCTATTATACGCTCTCGTAACCAAAAAGTCAACCAAAATTTAAGCTAAAAAGTGCTTAGAAAACCACTCTTTTGGGTGGTAATTTTCCAATGAAAATTCTATATTATAGCATTTCATAGGAACCCGGGTAGCGACCAGGAATGCTGTATCACGGGCTTGATAGTTTAGCTGAGGATCATATTCTGGACTGTGTGTTACCAGACCTAATCTTGACTGCCAGAATAAGGGAATATCTTCCGCTACCCAGCGATAGTCTGTGCCTGTGGGTTTGGCATTATATAACCATTCTGCGGCTGGATTAAAGTTGGTCCACGAATCATCACGTTCATGGAATCCTATCCCAATCTTGATATCATTTTCAAAGAAGCCTGGCGGTATGAATAATGGTGGAACTATGTTTTCTAAGGTCTGTGGCATGTTGTCATTGACATGGCTGTAGCCTTCATAGTGACGCACTATTTCTTTGGTCGGAGCATACACAGGTCCTGGACAGACATACCCATGGAAAGCACCTAGGTAGTCTACTTTAAACATACTAGCATCACCGTAGTCGCGCTCCCAATACTTTTTAAGACGACCAGCTTTGAGCATCATGATACCATCATAGGTTTCCCAATCATAACGTATAAAATTGCCATCACTGGTAAGTTCACCATTATAGTGTTTGCTCATGCGCATTTGTTCTGGCCAATGGCTGTAATACATCACAGCATTAGGATCTGGATCTAAAGCTAACCAATTGACGGCACTTTCTACCATGTCTAGATTGGTGTCAATGAATATATGATCATCGTTACAGGCTAACCAAACTGCTTCGTCTGGATCATCTAGATATTTGTCACAGATCTGTTTCCAGTCACGACCAAAGTCACAGCGTTGCCATACTAGCTCTAATTTTTCAGCAGGAAACAATTCCTGTATATACGCTTCTAGTTCAGCCTGTCTATGTGCTAGCTCTGGTGCCAAGGTGATACAAAATATGAACTTGTTGACCAAAGGTTCTAACACTGCGGTGCTGGCTAGGCAGTAGCGGAAAACATCGTAGCGTTCTGGATTAGGCATCCACCCAGCACGGCGATAAGGATAGCCCATGCGGACATCAGTGATCTTGACGTTGAATAGAACTTTCATTAGTATTGAAAATTAGTTGTGTAGTTATCAAATACATACCATAGGGCTGACTGTATTTCTTCTTCCCAATTAGCATGCTGTCCTATCGCAGATAAGATCTCACGATATTCTGGTGTATTGAAACAGTAGTGACCGGCCACGATGACTTTCTGCTCATCTAGGTCACTGTCCGTCCATTTACGCCAACGGCCGCTGGCTAGAACGACTTTACTAAAGTTGTTCCATAGATCTTCACCTGCACGGCTCAGACATAATTCTTTTAACAATTTAGTCTGCACTACTCCGAGCTGTGGAGCAATATTCATAGCATGGACTCCTGCCGCACGACGTAAGCGTATTTGATCTGCTGACAAATAATCAGCATTGTGTTCTTTTAGTTTAACTCCATTATCATTGGCCACACGAACTAGATCACGGACTGTGTCAATTTCAAATCCACCAGCTTGATGATCTTCATGGCATAGGCTACCTGTTTGTGCTACTACGAATTCGATATTAGGCATGTTTTTAGCAAATGCCACATCGTTCTTATACTTAATAGCACCTGCGGCTACACCCACGTTTTCCTCTGTGCCAAATTCAAAACGGACATTTGGATTTAGATCAATACAGAACTTAAACAATTCTTCAGCGATACCATAAGTATCATCAACACGGCTGGTATCAATATGGATTAGATCAAAGCCCTGTTCAATATCATAGGCTATGGTTTTCTTTGTAGCTTCAACTGCATCTTTTAGGCTTAGACCTTTTTCTGCATCTAAGAAATATGGACCACAATGGTCACGGCACATCCATACGTAATCTGTTGGTAATGTATCTAATAGCTTACGCAGTTCAGGTGTGGTCATCACATAACCTGATTCTGCATCTACCTGATTGCGGCTGGCGATGATCATCAGCGGACGTTTTGTGTCATGTGTGTAGTTACAAATCGCTCGTATCGCTTCTGGACTCATTGGTCCAAATCCTAGTCTAAAATCCATGTTCAATCCCCATTAAATACATAATATGCACGCAGGCATCCATAACTGCGCCTTTACCACCTTCACGCTCTGTAACATAATCTGCGTTTTCGATTGCTGTTCTCCACGCCTGTGCTGGGGCGATACTCAATCCCACGTGTGGGAATATTTTCGCATCATAAGGTCCGTCACCCATGAAGACTGTTTCTTTTGCGTCTCCTTTGCCTAAGACCCAGTCCAATCTATCTGCTTCTTTAACCATAGTCAGTGGAAACTTCATGTGTTCTACTATACGGTTATAGGTGATAGGCCAGCCATTTTCATCAGCACTAACAAACTCTATAGCAATATGCTTACGTAGGAGTTTTAGTCCATCGTGATCATAGTTACCAAAGGCCTTGAATGGTTTTCCATCTACGCCCCAATAGAGCATGCCATCATTTAACACGCCATCTACATCCATGATAAATCGTTTATACATTAGCCGAG